GATTGGTATGAAGGCACAGAGATCGTTATGAATCTCGATGCCGATGGAGTCTTCCTAGAGGAGGAATACGAAGATGAATGACACGATCTATCATGTCTACGATGAGGACAACAAAGTCATCGCTCATAGTCTCAGTAATGAATCTCTTGCAGAGAAAATTCTGAGTAATGAGATTGATTTTGTGGATCACCAAATCATCGGAGTAAAAAAAGAACAATTCAAAGAGGCGTCCTATTGACGCTACTACATAATACTGTTAGAATGCTGAAGTACTAGTACACACATTATGGCTAAAGGATTTACTGTAAAAGCGAAAGCACCTGAACCGAAAGAACAAGAGTGGGATTACGATGCAGCGCGGGAGATGCTTCGTGGCAAAGCAATCGTATTCTGCCTGCCTGGTCGTGGTTGCTCTTACCAATTCATGAAGTCGTTCCTTCAACTGAGTTTCGACTTGGTTCAAATGGGCGCAAGTATTCAAATTTCCCAAGACTACAGCAGCATGGTGAACTTTGCTCGTTGTAAGTGTCTGGGCGCAAATGTCCTTCGTGGACCCGATCAGATTCCCTGGGACGGCAAACTGAAGTACGATTACCAACTGTGGATCGACTCGGATATCGTCTTTAACACTGAGAAGTTCCTGCAACTCGTTCTGCTCGATAAGGACATTGCTGCTGGTTGGTACATGACTGAAGACGGTCGTACTACCTCTGTGGCACACTGGTTGGATGAAGGCGACTTCCGTAACAACGGTGGCGTCATGAACCACGAGACTGGCGAAACCATGTCCAAGCGTAAGAAGCCTTTCACGGTTGACTACACAGGTTTCGGATGGGTGCTCATCAAGCACGGCGTCTTTGAGAACAAGGAGATGAAGTATCCCTGGTTCGCTCCCAAGATGCAAGTCTTTGAGTCTGGCGATGTTCAGGACATGTGCGGAGAGGATGTGAGTTTCTGTCTCGATGCTATCGAAGCAGGATATGAGATTTGGTGTGATCCCCGTATCAGGGTTGGTCACGAAAAGACTCGGGTTATCTGATATAATAATGACAGTCTACACGATCTATATCAACGGTACTGAGAAGTACACCGATGTAAGTGAAGACGAATTCTTTGACATTATGCAGGAACTCGCTTTCGATCACTACGAAACAGGGGTTCCTGCCCTTAACGACATTTCTTATAGGATGAAAGAAGACAATGGCTAGAATGAAAGCATCTCTGACCAACAAAGTGATCATTGAGTCCAAACCCAAAAAAACTCGGCAAGGAAACTCTAAGAATACAAAATTGAGCGCGTCGGCGCGTAACTCGGCTAAGAAGCGTTATCGTGGTCAAGGTAAGGGTTAAATGAAAAATCCTTGGATTCATAAAAATGGCACCTCTCGTATGGACAAGAGGGCATCACAATTTAAATCTTGCAAGAAAGCTTCAGGTGCAAGAAAGTCTGGATCCACTAGAAAGAAAAAGAAGTAATGAGACCTGAAACTCGCAAAGCAATGGAAATGCTCTTCACTGCTAAATGGAATCTTCCCAAAGCAGCAGAGTATTGTAACCTAAGTAATAAGGAAATGAAGATTACCTTCAACGAGTATTGTAATTTTCATCCCCCAACCTACAATCAAGACAATGAGTCAACTAATCATCAATCTTCCACCGCAGAAAGTCTGGGTTCGTAAAGAATACCTTAGAGACTTCCAAGATGGGTTTGGTGAATTCGTAGAGGGCGTCTGGGTATCGGTTAAGTCGATCCCTGGACGCGCTTTTTATTTTGAGACATACTTACCGAAGTATGCTGCAATGTACGATAAACTTCCGATCTCTGCGTTTTTGTCACGCCCCGAAACGCCTGACCCTGATCTTGACCTACCTAACCTTCAGTTTTGGAACTGTATGGACTATGGCGTCAGATGCCTTGAGAAGTCCTTTATCACCTCAATGGACTTCGAAGTACGCACACGCAATTTCGGGTCCCTTAGAGGGGCATACAAGTTCACATTAGACAACTTTCATCCTGACGGAGATACTACAAATACAAATGTAAGCGAAATTCCTGACGAACATAAGTCACATAATTGCATTGAACTGGAAAATGGGCAGTTTTGCCTCTATCCAAACAATAGAACAAGGATCTTTGACCTCTCTATTACCCCCGAAACGCCGCTCGTCCCTGATTTTAAGGTGAGTACACACTATTTCCAAGTTGAAAATGGTGTCAGATGGGGTAGACTAGGTGATAACGACGAGTATTTCTGGAAAACAGAAGAAGAAATCCAACAAGATTACCTAAATTCAATGTATCCAGACATTCCTGACGACATTACTGAACCAATTGTCAAGAAAGTATGTCCAAATTGCGGTCAAAATCCATGTGATGTCCGCTGTATATACGCAGACTAAATAATTTTAGGGATAGCAACCCCTTTAAAAGTTCTGGAAACGAACTTTTGGAGGGCAAAATGTCTAATCATCCTGTTCCCGACCATAATCGTGATATGATGAGGGAAGATTTTGGTACTGAATATCTCATTTCAGACCCAAAATCGGATAGAATTTTAAGAGAAGTGGTCGGAGATCATAAGCATGATCTAAAAAGACAGACTTTACTCCACGAACAGATTCGTAATGACGAGGATTACGATGATTGGGAGTATGGAACCGAACCAAGCTACGGAAAGAAGGTATAAATAATCTCGATATATAGTGCCAATTCATGGCTGAGACTAACTCACGGGCTTTTAAGGACATTGATTTGTCCTTTAAAGCGCATCCTGTTACAGGAGATCTGCCTGTTCTCAAGAATGAGAAGGCGATTAAGCGTGCTGTTAGGAATTTAGTGCAAACAATTGTAGGAGAACGACCATTTGCGTCCAATGTTGGGACGGATGTGACTCGTTCTCTCTTTGATTTTGTAGATTATGGTTCCGCAGGAGTAATTTCTCAGCAAATTGTTGATGTTTTGAAAGGATTTGAGGGAAGAATAGCAAACACTCGTGTTCAAGTCAACCCAAGTCCAGACGATAATTCTTTTGAAATAAGAATTTCTTACGATATCGTTGGCGAAAGCTTTGATAGTCAAGAATTTGAGTTTATTTTAGAGTCAACTAGGTAAAAAAATGCCCTCTTTCAAGTACACAAACCTAGATTTCGACCAGATTAAGCAGTCGATCAAAGATTACCTAAGAGCAAACTCAGATTTTTCTGATTTTGACTTCGAAGGATCGAATATGTCGATCTTGCTGGACACTTTAGCATATAATACTTACATTACGGCATTCAATAGCAACATGGTTGCCAACGAATCCTTCTTGGATTCCGCAACTTTGAGAGAAAATGTCGTATCTTTAGCAAGAAATATTGGATATGTACCCAGATCGCGCAAAGCTGCGGAAGCGATCATTGATTTTGACTTTAAATTCCAAGGAAACTCTACTACAGTAACTCTCAAGAGCGGATTAGTTGCTGTTGGGTCCGTAAATAACACTTCTTATGTGTTTTCGATTCCAGAAGATGTGACCGTAAGCAGTCCGATTGATGCTGGAGAGGTTGCTGGAGCAAATCCTAAGAGAACTGCCACATTTTCTGGTCTAACTGTCTATCAAGGCACATATTTAACTAAACAGTGGACTGTAAATGGTAGCACTGATCAAAGATTTTTGATCGAAAACTCTTTTGTTGACATTGATACCCTTAGAGTTACTGTTAGAAAGTCTGGAGCATCTGCTGGACTTGCTTTTTCGAAGGTAGATAACATTATCAACATAACTGGCAACTCAAATATCTACTTAATCCAAGAAGCAGCAAATGAAACTTATGAATTGCTGTTTGGTGATGGACTTTTTGGTACAAAATTAGAGGTTGGTGATACTATCAGCATTTCTTACATCATAACTGATGGTAAAGAAGGAAATGAAGGCAAAAATTTCGCATTTTCAGGAAATATCGTTAACGATGCTGGAACAAGTCTTGCACCGTATCAACTAGCGACTGTAACGACCTCTCAGAGCGCCCGTAATGGGTCTGATATTGAGTCTATTGACTCTGTTAGGTACTTTGCCCCTAGAATGTACTCAGCGCAGAACAGAGCGGTCACACCACGCGATTACGAAGCGATCGTACAGTCGATTTATCCGAACACTGAGTCAATTTCTGTTGTTGGTGGAGAAGAATTAGATCCTCCCGAGTTTGGAACTGTTGTTTTGAGCATCAAACCCAGAAATGGTACATATTTGTCTGACTTCACCAAGCAGAATATCTTAACCAAACTAAAAAGTTACTCAATTGCAGGGATCAATCAAAGAATCGAAGATTTGAAGCTGCTATATGTTGAACTTGATAGTTCTGTCTATTACAATAATAGCATTTTTGACGATGCTAATGAATTAAAGGCACAAATTATTCAAGCATTGACAGAATATGGCGGATCTACTAATTTGAACAAATTTGGAGGAAGATTCAAGTATTCTGAAGCACAAAGAATCGTAGATCGTGCAAATCCTTCGATCACATCGAACATTATGCGCGTTAAGATGCGTAGAGACATGAAGTGTCTCATCAATCAAGTAGCACAGTATGAATTGTGCTTTGGAAATCAGTTCCATATCTTAGGTGGGGGAGGAACAGTCAAATCTTCTGGATTTACTATTCAGGGAAGCGATGAAATTGTCTATTTGACCGATATCCCTAGAGGAGATGGTCTGTTTGGTGATATTGCAATCTTTAAACCTGCCAAAGTAGAAGGTGGGGACTCTGAGGTTGTAATTAACTCTGCGGGAACAGTAGATTACACAAAAGGCGAAATTATTATTAATGCAGTCCAAATAACATCTACTGTAAAGGGCAATGATACCGTCGAGGTTCAAGCATTCCCAGAATCTAATGACATTATTGGACTTAAGGATATTTACTTAAGTCTAGACCTCTCAAACTCTCAGATAAATATCGTGAGAGACACGATTTCCTCTGGTCAGCAAATTTCTGGCGTTGGATATCAAGTCACTTCTAGCTACTCCAACGGATCGCTAATTAGACAGTAGGATGATCGAGACAAATTCGCCTTTAAGTCCCAGAATCAAGACTTACCAAGTAGTAAGTGAAACTGTACCTGAATTTGCAGTTTCAGAGAATCCTGCGTTTGTAGAATTTTTAAAACAATACTATATTTCTCAAGATTATCAGGGTGGACCCTCTGATATTGCTGAAAATATTGATGCGTACATTAAATTAGATAATTTAACCACTGATGTAATCAGGGGCACTACTTCTTTAACTGCGGACATTTCAGATTCTGCAGATGTCATCAATGTTACCAATACTGATGGATATCCTCAGCAAAACGGTCTTCTAAGAATTGATAACGAGATTATTACATATTCTGAGAAAACCAGCACATCTTTTATTGGTTGCATTAGAGGATTTAGTGGAATTTCTGGTTACTCGGAAAATGCAGTAACCTGGAGACAAACTGTAGCATCTTCACACTCTTCTGGCGCATCTGTTGTCAATGTGAGTGTTCTTTTCCTTCAGGAATTTTATAAAAAACTGAAGACAATGTATGCTCCTGGTTTGGAAGGAGTAACACTGTCTCCAGATCTTAATGTAAACAATTTTATCAAAGAGGCAAGAAGTTTATATGAGGCAAAAGGAACTGAAGATTCCTTTAAGATTCTCTTCAAAGCTTTATTTGGAATTGAACCTAAAATCAATGATCTTGAAAAATATCTGATCAAACCATCATATGCAAATTATGTTCGCAGAAAAACTATCTCTGTAGAACTGATTTCTGGTGATCCTGCTGGTTTGATTGGAGAAACTCTGTTTCAAGACAATGACCCCAATAATTCGAATTATAATGCTGCTTCTGGACCCATTTCTGAGGTCACTAACATCAGAGATAACTATTACAAAATTTCTCTGTTTACTGGTTTTGATGATAGATCTCTGACTGACGGAACATTCAGAGTTGCTGGAAGAACAAGAAATATTGGCGAAATTGGTATCGGAGCGACTGTAATTACAGTAGATTCCACTATTGGATTCTCTAGTGTCGGTTCTCTTAAAATTGGAGATCCTGCAAATTCGTATTATCAAACTCTTAGTTACTCCACAAAGAGCATTAATCAATTTTTTGGAGTAAATCCTGCAGTTTCTACCACCATCCCAGATAATAGCAAGATATCTGCTCCTAATGTCGTTTATGGGTATGAGCAAGGAGATACATCCAAGCAAGTAGTAATGAGGGTAACTGGTGCGCTTAGCAAATTCAATAGCAACCAATCTCTTCAAAACTTAGATGCAAACTCTTCTATTAGAGTAAAGAACTTAGGTAGATATATTGACAATCCAGAGAATGACAAGAGTTATGAAGAAATTTTCTTCAATTCTTGGATTTACAATACATCTGCCCGTTATTACATTGATACTTTCTCTGGATCTAACTTTGTTCTTGAAGGAACAATTGACAAGTCCAGTCTTAGAAAAAATGACAGGGTTCAAATTTTAAAAAGAGGAACCACTGAACTGATTGCTGATAATTTAGTTGTAACTGCAGTGAATGTAGTTACAAGCACTATTTCTTTGTCTGGAACGATTCCAACATTAGATCCATTATCTTTATATGATGTAAGAAGAAAGCAGAAGAAAGCAGTTTCTACTGTTGTTCCTTTAGTCGGTGGTCAAGAACAACTCCTCACTGATGTTAACAATACATACATCGTTTCAGAGAATGAATCTGAAAGTGGAAAGAGAGAGGGATTTGTTGCTTCTAGTTCTCTTCCTAGCTACCCAATTACAACTGATAAGATTCGTGCAAAACTAATTAACCCTTCTCTTGCATTAGGAAACTGGCAGGGTTATTCTAGTGTAGAAAATGCTTACAGTATTATTTCCTTCACTAATCCAGTTCCCTTTAAGACTGGAGAGCAGATATATTATGCTGCAGGACCAGGAACAACCGCTATCGGTGGTCTTGAGCAAAAAGACTACTATGTCAAGGTTCTTAGCTCACCCAACCAGATTCAACTTTTTGCATCCAGAGCATTTATTAAAGCTGACCTTCCTGTATATTTTACTCCCCCAACTCAAGCAACTGGAACTCACGATTTCATCCTTAGTTCTCAAGGAAATAGATCTCTTTTCCCCGCTAGACCAATTCGTAGATTCATTCTTGAGCAAGATCTTAAGAGCGGCAAAGAGCAACGGACAACATCGGAAGTTACATCCGATGGAAATACAGGAATGCTCATCAATGGAGTTGAGATCTTAAATTATAAAACTTCGGATGTAATTTACTACGGTGAAATAGAATCTGTTGATATTTTATCTGGTGGATCTGGATATGATGTACTTTATCCACCCAGCATAACAATTAACGATTCAAATGTAAGTGCTGCAAATACTGCAGGTGCTTTAGCAGTTGTCTCTGGCAAAATTGAAAATATCGTTGTTGATCCAGTAACTTTTGATATTGATAGTGTAGTCAGTGTCGAAATTTGGGGTGGCAATGGCACAGGTGCCAGGGGTAGAGCAGTAACAGAGGAAAGATACAGAGAGATTGCTTTCTCTGGCATTAGCACACTATCTGGAGGAGATGTTAATGCTACAAATGATGTATTTACTTTTGATGATGATCACAACCTTCTGACTGGTGCAAGAATTGTCTATGATGCTAATGGAAATTCTAATTTAGGAATTGCAACCACTGGATCTTCTAAAGAAGAACTCACATTGATGAGTGGTCAGGATTATTATGTTCATGCAAATTCCGATAATTCAATTTCTCTGTATTATACCAAGAATGATGCTATTCTTGGAATTAGTAGCATTCAAATCAGCGAAGATGCCGCAGCTGCAAATACTGGACTTCATATTTTTAGAACCTATGAACAGAAGACAGCAATTGGTAGGGTAAGCATCGAGGACCCAGGTGAAGGATATACTAATAGGCATCTTATTGTTAAAACAGTTGGCGTTAACACTTCAAGAGATTACATTGAATTTAAAAATCATGGTTTCTCTAGTGGAGAAGTAATCAACTATACTTACGACACCACTGGAATAACTGGACTGAGTTCTGCAAAACAGTATCAAGTAATTAAACTTGATGATAATCGTTTTAGATTAGCAGAGGCTGGTAATAAAGGAGATGTAGAACCCACAACCACAAACTATGATAAAGGCATCCACCAATTTTTAGATAGCTCTGGTTCTGGTTATCAAAGATTCTATTACCCAGAGATTCAATGCAGAATTACTGTTTTAACAGAAGATCAAAAAGAAAGACAGTTGACTGCCACACCTATCGTTAGAGGTGAAGTTGTAGAAACAATTATCTACGAAAAAGGATCTGGATACGGATCGGAAATTATTAATTTTGAGAATCCTCCAACCGTTTCTATTCCTAAAGGGTCTCTTGCCCAGATTGGAATTATTATTAATAATGGAAAAATTATTTCTGCTTTTGTTCTTGCTGGAGGATCTGGATATAGTGGTCCACCAGATATCATTGTAGAAAGTACGACTGTTGGAGCAGGTGGAGGTGTTCTTAGAGCAGAATCTGCTAATGGAGCAGTTACGAGTGTAAAGATTATTTCTGCTGGTGGAGGATATGAAAGTGCAACAACTTCTGTCAGAGTTAGCGCCCCTGGAAATAACCTAAAGCTTAGAACTTCTCTTAGATCCATAGCACTTAACAAGGCATATGGACTTAATCCTACTCAGTTGACATATCTGTCACCTGTCCCATCTGGACTTGCTGTAAATTATATTGGATATGGAAATTCGATCAGAAACTTCTTCGGTGACGATGGATCTGGACACTCTCCTATTATTGGTTGGGCATATGATGGAAATCCAATTTACGGTCCATTTGGATTAGAAGATCCAAATAACATCCAATCTGATGTTAAGAGAATGGAGTCTAGTTATGAAATTGTATCCACAAATATTTCAAATAGACCTCCAGTATCAACATATCCATATGGATCCTTTATCAAAGATTATGTCTATACTGGATCTGGGGATCTTGATGAACATAATGGCAGATTCACTAAAACACCCGAATTCCCAGATGGTGTCTATGCATATTTTGCGACTGTAGATAACCTGTTCGCTCCACAATTCCCATATTTTATTGGAAATACTTATAGAAGTTCCGCTCTCTTAGAAAACACTGTTGTTGGACTTCTGAATGATCAAGTCAATTTTGATTTTGTAAATTCCAAACTGGTCAGAAATACTTTCCCATATAATTTGTTTGGCGATGGAAAGGCATATGATTATGTCTTCCAACCTTACAATGAAAATAATCAAGTGTCCACTCCAGACAAACTTGGAGTTGGATCTATAACATCTATTGATGTTTTAGCATCGGGGAGTGGATATTCTGTAAAGGATCAAATTGTATTTGACGAAACTACAACTAATGGTGGCGGACTTTCTGCAGAAGTTCAGAAAATTTATGGAAAAACAGTTGATAAAGTAACAAGCAATGTTACGATTTTCAATACTGTACCAATGGAGTACGGTAGAAATGGAATTGTATTTAATGTAACCCCATATCATGAATTCCAAACTAATGATACAGTAGGTATCACTGGAATCTCTACCTTCATTAAGGGTTTAGAGGGTTATAATAAAATTGACGCACCCCTATACAAAACAACTCTTACAGATTCTGGATACACTGGAATTATTACTGATCTCCGTGTCGATTATGTTCCCACAGTAGTGTCTGCTGGAGATTCTATTGGTATTGGAACTGAGATCATGAGAGTTCTGAATATCTTCCCCAGTGAAAAAATTGTTAGAGTTGAAAGATACGCTGGATTTACTACATCATCTGCTGGAGCAGCAGTAACTTATTTCAACAGCAAATTTACAATTCCATTAACTGAAATCCCTCTGTTTGAATCTAGATTCCAAGATATCTACTATTTCAATCCTAAAGAAGCGGTGGGTGTTGGCACCACGGTTGGATTCTCCACATCGGTGAATGTATCTCTTAATGGAGTTACAAAAACTAGATCCATTCTCTCTAGATCTATTTTCTTAGAAGATCATTCTCTGAAAAATAACGATCTTGTCACATTTGATACTCGTGGAAACTCTGACATCTTCGCTACTGATTCAATCAGTCCGTATACGACCCCTAGCGCCCTCTCAGGCAACTATTATGTCGTAAGGAAGACCAAGAACACCATTGGCATTAAGACCATCCCAGAGGGTCCAGAACTGTTCTTTACAAGCACGGGTGATAATCAAGCAAATTACTCATTTACTACAAATTACAATCAGGAAACTGCAAGAGTCGAAAGAAGTGTTCTGACGGTTGTTGCCAACGAAAATCATGACCTCTCCGTTGGTGATAATGTTAGTCTCACAGTTCGTCCTGGTCTTGCTACTGGAATTGGAGCCTCTACAACTGCTGTTATTAAACTTCTTGATGGTCAATTGATTGTTAATCCTATTGGAATTCCCACTACTGGTATTAACACATCAACAAACATTTTTACAGTTAATGATCACGGTCTTGACACTGGATTTAAAGTTCTGATGTATGGTGCTGCAGGAGTTTCTACTGCACTACCTGATGGATTGGAGCAAAGAACTTACTTTGTTCTAAAAGTTGATAATGATCAATTCCAATTAACAAATTCTAAACAACAACTCCTTCTAGATCCTCCAGAGGTTGTAAGTGTAAATGACTTTGGTGTTGATGGACAAACATTAAATCCAATCAACCCCCCAATTAAAGTAACTAGAAGAAACGATCTTGTATTTAATCTTAATGACACTACTCTGAGTGGATCTAAACTTAAGATTTTCTATGATAACAATTACTTCAACGAATATGTTGGTACAGGAACTACCGATAATCTAGAAATCGTTGGAGTAGGCACGGTTGGTATTGGAACAACAAATCCGCCAGATGAGCCCACAAAAACAATTGTTTTCAACAGACTTCTTAGAAATGAACTTTACTATGCTTTAGAAGTTGGTGGATATATTTCTACTGCTGATAGAGATGTTGCTGATCGTACTAAGATCATTTATGTTGATAGTGCCTTTAATGGAAACTACACTATATCTGGTGTAGGATCGACAACATTTGAAGCTACTTTAGTTAATGAACCAGAAACTTCTGAGTATCTTTCTGCTGATTGTGATGAGTTGTTCTATACAACAACTGCTATTGGAGCAACTGGAGGTATCGCAAAGGTAAGAATTAACAATAACGGATTTGGATATCAGGCATTCCCCGATGTAGTTTCTATTGGAAACAGTGGTGTTAGTGCTGAATTGAAATTAAATGGTAAAGACATTAACCGCCTTGAGTCGGTTACTGTACCAACAGATGTTTATGGTTATCCATCTGACAATACGCTGAAACCAGATGCATTCTTGCCTAGAGTTGTCAAAATTAAGAATGCTGATAAGGTTATTGAAGCAGATGTGACTTTTGGTGGAAGATCCTATCTCAATGCACCTTCTCTATCTCTATATGATTTAACTACTGGCGAAATTGTAAATAATGGTCTAATTACTTGCGAATTGAGCGACTCTGCTGTTAATAGCGTAGAAGTTGTGGTTCAACCGAGAGGTTTAACCAATAATAACTATGGACTTGCTCCCCTAAGAAATAGTAATGGTATTTCAATCATTGAAGCCTTCTCTGATGTTGGAGTTTTGACATGTAAGATCACTACCCCTATTTTGGGTTATGTTGATGAACCCTTTAGCACTGGAGAGATTGTATATCTTGAGGGAATTGAATTCAATAATGATGGCGATGGTTTCAATTCTGGAGATTATAAGTTTACAGACTTTGAAATTGCTGATTACAATTCAGCAGTAAACCCAAGACAGGTAACATTTACATATGCTGGTTTTACAACAAATGTTGGTACAGGTGCCACAGTACAACCTGGATTTGGTCAAATTGTAAAATCTACTGATCTTGCTAGATTTACTGTTACTAAGAAGTTCTCAGAATTCTCTCAAAACGAAACTCTTAAGAGAAACGATGATCTGCAGACAGATCTCATTATGAGATCTATTAATACTGCTACTGGAGAGATGGTTATTGAAGGTTCTAGACCTCTGGAGCCAGATGATCAACTTGTCGGAACAAACAGTGGAGACCGTGCAGAGGTAGATGTAGTTCAAGAATTTGATGGTTATTTCGACATTTCGGCAACTATTGACACAAATCTTGGTTGGTCTGATAATGTTGGTTTGATTGGAGATAATAATCAATTCTTACCTGATAATGATTATTATCAAAACATGTCTTACGCGATTGAGAGCGAAAAGACATATGATGATATTGTTACCTATGTGAATAATATCGCACACCCAGCGGGTATGAAGAACTTTGCTAATACTCAAGTTCTTTCTGTTGGCGATGCAGGGGACTCTATTCGTCCTGCAGATGATGCTGGTGGATTTGTCCTTGACTTTATTTCAGACCCACTGAGAGTCGATGCAGTCTACGGATTTGATCTAGCTAGAGATGTAGATGCTGCTGATAATGTTTCTAAGTTTGTTGAACTTAGATCTACAAGACTTTCCGATTTTATCTTAAACAAAACAAACAGAGTTCTTGTTCATGATGATATTAGTCCCCAATTTGTCAGTAATGAGTCTAATGATCTGAGCGATGATAGAACCATTGCAGCTGCAGTTGCTGGAAGACAGTTCTCTAGATATCTGGTACAAACTACACACGCTGCAGAAAATCCCATAAACAACCAATATCAGTTTAATGAGTTGATTATGGTTGTTTCCAACCAAAATACATATCTGCTGCAGAAGTCTCATGTAAACAACAATAATAATGCTGGTCTTTCTACTGGATATGCAGAGTATTTCTCCTTCTTTAATGTTAATGATAATCAAACAGAACTGAGAATTAAACCATACGAGACTTTTGACACTGACTATGATATTAAGTGCCTTCAGCAAGGTTTTGCTTCTGATGTTGGCATTGGATCTACAAATACAGGAAATGTAGTTAACACCTCAGTAAACCTTTTAGTTGGCACTGCAACTACAGCAACAATTGTTGGATTTGCTACGACTACTTTTGTTGGTGGAATTGGACACTTCTTAGTTGTTGATAAAGCAACTAATAAGATTGATTATCATGAATTAGCACTTCAGACTGATGGTGTTGATACCTATCTGACAGAACTGGCATCCTTTAACACCAGACAAAGTTTGGGTGGTTTATCCGCTCCCACATTTATGGGAACATTTACTTCCAATATCGAAAGTGGTGTTGTTAAAATTGACTACATCCACTCTAATTTAGATGCAGTCGATGTTAGATGTAAGTTTATTTCTTTTGAAAATGTAGGTCTTGGCACAACTAGTGTCAGACACTTCAACCTTGAGTTCACTCCTGAGGGAACAGAAAGAAGCGCAAGAATTGTTGTCGGTTCTTCTGCAACGACAGGAATTGCTACAGTTGTTGGAGTTTCCAGCAATATTGACTTGTCCTTCAAGTCAACCGTACATGTTTCTTATGGTTCTACACAAACCTTACATCAAATATATGTACTCTCTGATCCAGAGAAACAGGATACTTATCTATCTCAAGCACCCATCGCTGCAGTTGGAACAACAACTGGAATTGGTACATTTGGCGCAGAGTTCTCTGCAGGAAAAGTAAATCTTGAGTTCTATCCAGATGCAGGTGTGTCTGGAATGGTAAGCATCTTCTCTTACAACGAGATTGTTTATAAAGATCTTGATCCTAATGGATCTCTTGCTGGTATTGGATCCTTTGATTATGGAAAAGTGTTTGAGAATGTAACTCAAAATAGTTACTTAGGTATCAATAATAGAAACATTAGAGAATTTGACTTGACTTATCAAGGAGTTCCAATCTATGAGCGTGATCTCAACCCACAGAATCCCAATCAAATCAATTATGGAACTGGTTTGATTAGTTTCCAGCACTTCTTCTCTAATACAGAACAGGTAACTTACACACCAGACTCTAACATTATTGGTATTGCTGCTAGTGCTCTTCATTATGTAACTGGGTATGGTTCTACTGAACTTCCTTCTACTGTCTACATTGTTAAAAATAATAATAGTCAGTTCTTCATCTCTACCAGTCTTACTGATGCCAGAGCAGGTCTTGCTGTTACTTTCCAACCTGGATCTGGATCTGGTAACAAGCACAGATTTACAATGGAGAAGCGAGATCAGAAGACGATCGTTGCTCTCAGTGGAATTGTACAGAAACCGATTACTTACACTCAAATTACATATGATCTTGATGCTCCTGTAAACGGTATTGTCACATCTCTTGCACTGAGCGGACTTAGCACAGTTACTTCTGGAGATCTTCTGAAACTTGAAGATGAATATACCATTGTTAAGACTGTAGGTTTTGCTACTACATCTACTGGACCTATTACTGGTATTGGTACATGGAGCATTGCTGAAGTTGAGAGAGGTGCCGTAGGAACTGCTGCAACTGATCACGCAGCAGGAACTACTGGAAGAATTCACAGAGGCGCTTTCCAAATTCTTAACAGCAAAATTCACTTTACGGATGCTCCTCTTGGTGGTGACCTTGGAATTTCGGATCCCAGCAATCTTCCATATCCTAGAGCAACTTTTGGTGGTAGAACTTATCTGAGAGTTGATTATGATACAAACGAACTGTTTGATGACTTCTCTGATCAGTTTGATGGACTTGAGAACACATTCTCACTGACTGCGATTGGTGCTGCAGTAACGGGTATCGGTACAACTGGTGGTAATGGTGTACTCTTCGTTAATGGTATCTTCCAAGCACCATTTGGAGAGAACAACGAAGGGATTTCTAACTTCAAAATCATTGAAGATCCAGTATCTTCTGCCGCTAGTGTTCAGTTCACTGGTATTACATCAGTAGGATTTACGGATCTAATTATTGATGAAGATGATATTAACCAAAACCAGTTACCTAGAGGCGGCATCATCATTTCTGTTGCATCTACTCCTGGACTTGGATATGCTCCGTTTGAGGGTGCATCTGTAAGATTGGAAGTTGGAACTGGCGGAACAATCACGAATATCATCGGAGTTTCGACTGCAGGACCGTCCGTAAATGTCACCGAGGCATTCTACGACAATAAGACTGGTATCATGACAGTCACAACTGCTACACCACACGGTCTTCTTTTGGAAGATCAGGTTAAGTTAGTTGGTCTGGCATTCACCTGCCCTGGATATGGTGCAACATACAGTGTCTATGACTTCCAATATGATGAATCTACTGGTATTGCTACCGTATTTACTGTTGGTGATCATGGATTGACTGCTGGCGATGATGTCAAATTAGCATATATTGGATTCAGTTGCACTGCTCCTCACGCTGGTGTAACTACTACTATCTTCCCAGATGGAACTCAAGGATATTTCTATCCTGTAAATTCCGTTGGAACTACTACATCCTTTGTCACTAATGTTGGTATTTCCACTATCGCTCATACCTATGCAGGTGGTGGTCAAGTTCAAACTGGTATCACTACCAATATCTTCCCAGATCATGATGACCCGTTTGCTGTTATTGGTTTCATTTCAGCAACTCAATTTAAGACTAATGTTGGACCTTCGACATTTGGACACACTTATGTAAGTGGCGGTACTGCTGCCCAGTGGCACCCCCTTACCTTTGGTTCTGGATACAGAACTGGTATTGGCACCATTGGCATCGCTGTAACCTCTTCTACAGGCACTGGAGCGACGATTACCGCCGTTGTTGGCGCTGGTGGATCTCTGGTATTCTCTGTTGTTGGTCCTGGCACCAATTATACTGCCGATGATCTTATTCTTCCCCCCGAACCAAATGGAGAAAACCTCAATATTATCGGTCTGTCCAGAATTGGTCTTGGCGCAACTACGGTAACAGGTGTTGGATGCTCTATTTCTGTTGAAATTGCTGGTGTCTCTACTGCTACTGGAATTGGATCTACTTATTATGAAGTTGCTAAGTGGGAGTTCTCTAAGAAAGGTTATGGATTCAAGCGCGGAGATATATTTACTGTTGCTGGACTTTCCACCGATCCCGCAGCAGGGGACAACTTCAAAGACTTTGAAATCGAAGTCATTGATGTATTCACGGACCAAGTAGCAGCATGGCAGTTTGGTAATATTGACTATCTTGATAATATCAAGAGATATCAAAATGGTGATCAAAAGAGATTTATTCTTGAGTATCAAAGATCTATCGTCAGTTTTGAAATTGATAGAAATGATGCTGATTCTAAGGAAATTGATCTTTCTGCAGTTCTTCTTATTTTCATTAACGGAGTAATTCAGCAACCTGGAGTGAACTATTCGTTCACTGGCGGTTCTGTTCTTGAATTTACTACTGCACCTACTCCAGAAGATAATGTTGTTATCTTCTTCTACAGAGGAACAATTGGACAGGATAGTTTCTTGTTTGATGTCAATGAGGTAATTAAGGTTGGTGATGAGGTTAAACTTGAAAAGAGTGCTGAGGTTGAACTTAATACAGTAACTCAGACAGTCGATAACTTTGCTCAAGATGAAAATAGAATTGTCAAGAGAATTGACAGTGCTGTTACTGTAGAAACACCGTTCTATCAAGGAGTAGGCATTAGTAATGATAACTACAAACCCCTTACTTGGATTAAACAGAAGAAAGATATTCTGATTGATGGTTCTGTTGTTAGTAAGGCAAGAGACTCTATTGAAGCTCAAATTAGTCCTATTGCTAGCGTAATCGGTGTCGTTAGTACAACTGATGCGTTCCTCTTTGTTGATTCTGTTGCTCTGTTTAAAGACACTGATGATAGTTTGACGGAGAACTTCAACCTTGCATTTATTGCAGAAGTTGGATTTGGAACTACTGCTGTTTCTGGTATCAACTACGAGGATATGACTGGCATTAATCCTTTGGTTGCCAATGTCCAAGGTTATATTGGTGTTGTCACTGGTATTAGCACATGTCCTGGTATCGGAACCGACCTTGCTCTCTTAATTCAATTTGATGTTCAAGAATATGTAAATGATGGAAATGATCCCACTGGACTTGGAACTAACTATCCATTCAGACTTTATGGGACTGGAATTAACACTGCAGGTATTGCGATAACATCAATCGATACTCATGATAGTGATGTTGTTGGTACTAGCACATATTATGGTGATGGCATTTACTATGCTTCTGCAATTTCTTTCGTAACTGGATCTGGAAGTCGTCTTGGAATCATCACTGCAAATATTGCTTCCTACACTGACACTACTGGGTTTGTTGGGGTTGGATCTACTGCTTTCCCATACGCTTACTTTAGCTGGGGTAGATTTGGTGAAGTTGATCGTGCCGCGAATGCAGTCTATGCAAATGTCAAGGGATTGAATTATGATCCACAATTGTCACAATATCCCATTGTACAAAGAAGGGGTGTTGGATTAAGAGGGACTGGGGGTCTCCCGAAACGATTATAAATACAAAAAAGTTAGACCTTTCGCCCGCTCATAATAATGGCAGCCATTATCACCGATCAATTTAGGGTCATTAACGCAAATAATTTTGTAGACTCCGTAATTGATGGATCTAATTCATATTATACATTTTTAGGTCTTGCTAATCCGACTATTGCGGGTTACGGAAGAACTAGCACTTGGAACAGCACAACTGTCCAACCCCCTTCTCCTATTGATAATATTAGTTATATTAATCATGTATATGACACGATGCTTTTTGGGCGAAAGGTATTGCCTGGCGATGTTAGGAGATTGATCCGTAAAGTCCAGTGGACAAAAGGTACATCTTATGATATGTACCGTCATGATTATAATACTAACAACAGATCTCTAGTCTCAAACTCTAGTAGACTGTATTCTGCAAATTATTATGTAATTAACCAAGACTTTAGGGTTTATATTTGCATTGATAATGGTTCTGCGGGTATCACATCGACAGCAAGCGCGTCTCTCGATGAACCAACATTTACTGATCTGGAACCATCCGCTGCTGGGACGAGTGGTGACGGCTATCTATGGAAATACCTCTTTACTGTTCCTCCCGCCGACATTGTTAAATTCGACTCAACAGAGTACATAGCAGTTCCTAACGAGTGGCAAACCTCTACTGAAAATGAGATCAAGGTCGTTAGAGACAATGGTGATTCTGAAGTCAATAATAACCAAATTAAAGTTGTTTCTATTGATGAACAGGGAGAGGGATATGCATTCCTGTCTACTCCAGTAGAAGTAGACATTTTGGGTGATGGAACTGGAGGTAAAGTAAGAGTCCAAACAAACACTAACGGTCAGATTATTTCTGCAACTGTTACTGCTGGTGGACAAGGATATAGTTTTGGAAGAGTTGATCTTTCTTCTATCAATGCATCTGCTACTAAGTTTGCAAAACTAACTCCGATTATTCCTCCCTCTAGAGGGCATGGTTATGATCTCTACAAAGAACTCGGAACCGATAAGGTTCTAATTTATTCTAGATTTGATAATTCTTCTTACGACTTTGCTTCGGATACTACATTTGCCCAAATTGGGGTTATCAAGAATCCAATTGCTGCTGGATCTGGATCTACTGCTGTCCTGAATACATCCGAATTCTCCAATACTAAAGCAATTAAGTTCACTGGAAGTTCTGCTCAACCATTACCGATTGGTGCAAAGATTCAACAAACTATCACTGGAATTGGAACTGCAAAGGGATATGTTGCTTCTTACGATATATCTACTCAGGTAATCAAGTATTTCCAAGATAGAAACTTGTATGTCAATCAAGTTTTCTATGATGCGACTGACAGTATTGGAGTCAGTGGAGATGCAGCAGTTATAGATTTCTCTTCTTCTGGAAATGCTGTTACTGCTGACGGTGGATTTAGCGTGAACATTGATTCTGGATTCTCTGGAATTTCAACAACCACGCCTTCTGGTAAAGTTGTTGATCTAGGTGTACAGTTTACTGGTGGTCTTGCTCCATCCGAAATAAATAAAAGGACTGGTGAGATCATTTATCTTGATAATAGACCCTCTATTGCAAGAAATGAGCGTCAAAAAGAAGACATCAAAATCGTTTTAGAATTCTAAGAAGATGCCACAACAGACTAACCTCAATGTAAGTCCATACTATGACGATTTTGACCCCGAAAAGGGTTATCATCGCGTTCTGTTTAAACCAGGATTTCCTGTTCAGGCAAGAGAACTTTCTACTTTACAATCTATCCTGCAAAATCAGGTAGAAACATTTGGTAGTCACATCTTCAAAGAAGGATCCATTGTCATTCCTGGATCCGTTACTTTTGATGGACAATACTATGCTGTCCAAGTAAACCCAACACACCTTGGTATTGATATCGGGGTCTATGCTCAACAAGTCGTTGGCAAAGTAATTAAAGGTCAGACATCTGGGGTTACTGCAAAGGTAATCAATTATATTAGTGCTACTGAGTCTGATAACGACTACGACACTTTCTTTGTAAAATATATTAAGTCTTCTTCATCTGGAGATTTTAATTTCTTCAGTGATAGTGAAGTTTTGGTTGCTGAGGAAGCATTTAGTTTTGGTGGAACAACCATCAATGTGGGTGGAACATTCGCATCTACGATTGAATTAAATGCTTGTAGTATCGGATCTGCAGCGTCTGTTGATGATGGTGTATATTTTGTCAGGGGAAATTTTGTTAGAGTAAAGAAACAAACAATTATCTTAGATCAATATAATTCTCAACCATCCTATCGTGTTGGTTTGAAAATTGTAGAAAGTGCAATTAGTGCTAAAGCAGATAATACACTTTACGACAACGCAAAAGGATTTTCTAACTTTGCTGCTCCTGGAGCAGATAGACTTCAAATCAAATTAGTCCTTGCTAAGAAGTCTACTGATGATTTTGAGGATACTGATTTTGTAGAGGTCCTCAGAGTTGATAATGGAACAATTCTTTCCATTAAAAAGGATACAGAGTATTCTAGAATTAGAGATTATATCGCATCTAGAACTTATGACGAATCTGGAAACTATGCGGTAGAAAAGTTTCTTGTCAATGTCGGAGAGTCTCTGAATGATAGACAGGGAAACAATGGTTCTTATTATTCGGATCAAACAACATTTGATGGAAATACTCCTAGCGATGATCTAGCAGTATTGAAAATTAGTGCAGGTAAAGCATATATCTATGGTTATGATGTATCTACCGATGGACCAACAACTCTTGACCTTGTAAAACCAAGAGAGACTCAAAAGGTAGAAAACAAAGCGTTCCCATTTGAAATGGGAAATAAGTTTGTTGTTAATAATGTCGTCGGTCTTTCCACATTTACAAATAGAATTGATCTTTACAGTGGTCCCTACAGCGGTGCTAGTGCAGTTGCAGCTGGATCTAGTGTAAAGATTGGAGATGCCAAGGTATATACACTTGGATTAAGAGATGCTGAATATGAAAATGCATCTACAGAATTTAACATGTATCTGTATGATGTTCAAACATACACTACACTTACACTAAACGACAATGTTAGTTCCACTGAGCTAATTGAATCGGCATATGTTGTTGGTAAGGAGAGCGGTGCTAGTGGATATGCAGCAGCTGCTGGTGCAGGAACAAGCACTATTAATATCACTCAAACATCTGGAACTTTCAGATTAGGTGAGCAACTTTTAATCAATGGGGTAGAGGAACTACCCAGGTCTGTTGAAAATATCAAAACATATGGCATCAATGATGTTTATAGTTTCCAACAGGCAAACACTTTCTCCGCAAGCAAGAAGTTAACTGATCGCATCCCTCCCAGATTTGGGAATGGAACACTGAAGATCACTGCTGGTGGAGTAGTAACTTCTCCTAGATTTGATAGTTTTGAGAGATTTAAACCTGGAGATATTATTAGATACGAGGCTCCTACAAATACATCTGGGTCTGCTCTGAGCGTTCCTACTCAAAATGTAGTTCTTACTGTTGCAGCAGATCTTCAGTCAATGACTGTTGGTGCAATGACAACTGTCTCCAACCTGTTTGATGGTGGAGTAAAGGCATTTGAAGGTGCTATTAAGATTGGTGTTCAGGATACGACTCTTGAAAATGCATCTTTGATCACCAGACTTCCCGATCTAAGTATTTCAAATGTAGACTTTAGTTCTTCTACTCTTCTTCTTTCCGCTCAAGTTAAGAACGAGACCACAACTTCTGGTGGGGTATTGGTTGTTCCAATCTCTTCTGTCAACCTCGATGATGTTTCTTTCGTTGCATTTGATCAGGAAAGATATCAAGTACAATATTCCAGCGGTGCCATCGCTAATATTGATGAGTCTCAGGTAACTGTTACTCCAACATCTCTTACGATTTCTAACCTAACTCCCAGTCAGTCAAACATTACTGTTAATGTAACTGTTTCTAAGGCAAATATCAAGAATAAGGTAAAAGAGTTTAAGAGATCGCAAAAGGTTTCTATCACCAGATCTACTAATAGAAGATCTGGAACTGATCCTTCGACCAGTATTAATGATGGTTTGAATCATAGTGAACTCTATGGTCTCAGAGTTCAAGATAAAGAGATTTGTCTCAACTATCCAGATGTAACTGATATCGTTGCAATTTACGAGTCCCTGGATTCTTCTGCACCGATCTTAGATAAATTAACATTCTCTTCTACTGATGATGTCTTCACTAGTGCTATTATCGGAGAAAACATCTTTGGAACAACGAGCAAAGGTATTGCTAGGGTAGTTTCTATTGATGCTTTAAATAGTCAAATTGAAGTTGTCTATTTGACTGATGATAGATTCTCAGTGCTCGAACCTCTGGAGTTTGAAGAGTCTAATGTTGTTGCTGTACTTCAAGCATATACTCCTGGTAAGTATAGAGATATTACTACGAGCTATCTGCTAAACAAAGGACAAAAGAATCAATATTATGATTATTCTAGAATTGTTAGAAATAAAGGAGGTTATGTTCCTCACAGACAACTCTTGGTAGTCTATAACAGATTTGATGTTCCTAGTGGAGACACTGGTGATGTATTTACTGTCAACAGTTATGATGAAGAAAGATATGCAAAAGAAATTCCTAATATCGGACCTTCCGAAACTCCTGCTCACGATGTATTAGACTTTAGACCTAGAGTATCTGCATTTAATCCAGCGTCTGCATCGAAGTCTCCTTTCTTCTATACATCTAGAGATTTTTCTGGAGAACCTGATAGAATCTTGACTCCTAATGAGTCAATGACTTTTGATTATGATTTCTATCTACCTAGAATTGACAAATTAGTTCTTCTCCCAGATGGAACTTTCAAGATTGAAGGCGGCACACCAGCAAGACAACCAGTCCCTCCCGCTGCAACCAGCAAAGGGATGGAGATCGCTACTATTCTTCTTCCCGCATATCTTAAAGATGTAGAAGAAGCGAGAGTCTTCTTAAAGGATAACCGTAGATTCACAATGCGTGATATCGGTGATCTTGCAGATAGAGTTGAAAATCTGGAACTTGCTACTAGTCTCTCTCTACTTGAGAAGAGTGCCGAGTCTCTACAAATTAGAGATGCTCAAGGTCTTACAAGATTTAAGTCTGGTTTCTTTGTAGATAACTTCAAGACTAATGACTTCATGGATCCAAGTTCTCCTGCAGAGATCGACACAGAACTTGGCGAACTAAAACCTTTGAGAGAATTCTCATCTATTGATCTTCAAGTCGCTCCTAAAACGGATCTTCCCACATCTCAAATTGACTTTGATTCTAACTTCGAACTTTTAGATTCTACAAATACCCAAAAGACAGGAGATCTACTTTCTCTCAAATATGAGGAAATTGAGTATATTAAACAAGAGTTTGCAACCAAGACTAACAACATTAACCCCTTCCATGTTGTTGCTTACACAGGTGCGCTGAGACTTAATCCCACTGTTGATAACTGGATTAATACTAGAAGAACCGAGAATGTTATTCGTAACACTATTGGTATTACGGTATTTAATAATCAAGTTGCAGCAAACTTCAGCCTCACTAGAGGTGGAGTTCTCGGTGGATCTGCTACTGTAAGTACCAGAGAAGTTGGTAGAACAGTTCAAAGAGATGATATTAGATCCGAAAATACATTTATCGCTGAAGAAACATTTGATCCATTCTGTCGCTCTAGAAATATTGAGTTTAAAGCGATTGGTTTGAAACCAAACACTCGTTTCTATGCATACTTTGATAATCAAAATGGTTTGGACATCATTCCAAAACTTCTTGAGGTTAATAATGTCTCTGGTTCTTTCCAAGTTGGAGAAACCATCAGAGGTTCTGTAAATGGAAACAACTTTGAATTCAGACTTTGCACCCCAAATCATAAGTCTGGACCATTCAATAATCCTAACGAAACATATACTATCAACCCGTATGATGCAGTATCCACTCTTCCTAATGGATACTCTCAAGCATCCACAGTCTTGAATATTGATACGGTATCTCTTGCAGCTCAAGCACAAGGAGCCTTCTTTGGACTTGTTCTCCCTGGGATGGTTTTGAGAGGTCTGACAAGTGGTGCTCAAGCAACTGTTGCTCGGATCAGACTGGTGTCTGACGACTTTGGTGATCTGATTGGATCTGTTTATATTAGAGATCCTAACCAAACACCAACACCTCAAGTTAGAATTAGATCTGGTAGCAGAGACTTCAAACTTACTTCTAGTGCTACAAATGAAAATCCATTACCAGGAAGTACCTTAATCTCTACCGCAGTTGGTAGATATCTTGCGACTGGCACTACAAGAGTAATTCAAACGGATATTAGAATTACAACTCTCGAAACAACGACTGTTACTAATCTTTCTACAATTGATATTAGAGGTACGATTCCTCCTCCGCCTCCTCCGCCGCCGCCAGTTATCATCAATAACACCACAGTTATTGATAGAACAAGAACTGTTGTTGTTAACAGAAATCGCCCTGTTCAGGTAAGAAGAAGAGATCCTCTTGCCCAAACAATCGTAACAGGACCAGAAGGTGCGTGGATTACTTCTCTTGATGTTTTCTTTGCTAAGAAGAATACGGGAACCACCCCAGTAACTGTTCAAATTAGAACCGTTGAACTTGGCACACCCACATTGTCAGTAATTGATAGAAACGCTATTGCAGTTCTCAGACCTTCTGACATTACAACATCTCAAAATGGAACTGTCCCCACACGAGTAAGATTCAGAACACCTTTCTACTTAGATCCCAATACTGCTTACGCAATCGTTCTTCTTTCCGATAGCGATGAGTATGAGGTATTCTGTGGAGAGATGGGTCAAAAAGCACTCAATACTCAGTTGCTCCCTTCTGCTCAAGGTAAGATCTACTCTCAGCAGTTTGCAATGGGTTCTCTCTTCAAGTCTCAAAATGGAGAGACCTGGACTCCTTCTCAGTTTGAAGACCTCACATTCAAACTTTATAGAGCTAAATTCACCTCCGATATCGGTCTCCTCACATTCTACAATCCTCCCATTGAACCTAATAACGGACTACTGCCCCCTCTTAACTTCGATCCGATTACATCTCTGCCCAAAAAAGCAAAGATCGGTATCACAACCACATCTAATGCTGGTTTGATTGGAACAGTATTTGCTCAGGGTAGAAAAATTGGCGAAAGCACTGAGACATACCGTTATGGATATATTGATGATAAAGGTGGTCCTGTTCTTGGAACTCCTGGCATTCTGACTGGGGGTAAGAATTATGGAACTCCTACCAACCCAGTAAGCACTTACAATATCGTCGGTAATGGCGAAGGACTTACTTTCAATGTCACCGTTGGTTCTGGTATTTCTGCTATCACAGGAGTATCGATTGCATCTTCTGGTAGCGGATATAAAGTAGGTGATGTTGTTGGTCTGGTTACTGCTGATGTTGGAAACTCTGGATCTGGAGTTCGTGTTGGTATCAACTCTCTCGGTGGAATTGACACTCTTTATTTGACAAATGTCCAAGCAGAACTGTTTGACACTGCAACTAATGATCTACTGTACTACCATGATAGTGGTTCAACAATTGATACTGGACTGGATATTATCACCTATGATGCTACTGGATCTGTTTATACTGGAGAATACTTCAAAGTAGACAATAGAAATCATGGTATGCATAGCTCCTCCAATAGAGTTATCATCCAAGATGTTCAATCCGATGTGGTTCCGACTGAACTGTCCGTCAACCTCGCCTCGAATGAAACAACAATTTCTGTAGCGTCTACCTCTCAATTCGCTACCTTCGAAGGTGCTGCTGTCAGTGCAGCAAACACTGGATATGCGTTCATCAACAGTGAAATTATTTCATATACAACTGTTGGTGTTTCCAGTCTTGGTGGTGTTGTAAGAGGGGTTGATGGAACTAAGGCTCTTAACCACCTCCAAAACGATATCGTCTCCAAGTATGAATATTCTGGAGTATCCCTCAGAAGAATCAATACTGAGCACGATGTCTCCACTGTTCTGAGAGGAATTGATGAATACTATGTCCAAATTGACAGAGGATCTAGCAGAGGAAGTGATGATTCTGCAAATTCCATTCCGCAAGTTTCTTTCAGAGAAGAAGCTTCTGGTGGTGGTAAGAATGTCCATGCTTCTAAGAACCTTCAGTTTGACGCTGCAAGACCGTTGTTTGATGCTACTACATTCGGACCTGGAGACTTCATTTCCCTGCAGTTGAGAACTATTACAGGCACATCTCCGAATGGTTCCGAGTCTGCTTATGTTGATGCTGGACTTTCTAATATTGACTTCAACAGAATCAATCAATTTGAGTCAACAAGAATTATCGCATCTCGTGCAAATGAGACTGCTAAACTTGGATCTCTCCCCAGAAACAAATCTTTTGCATACACTATTGCACTAGACAATAATGGAGATGAATACAATTCTCCTGTTGTGAACATGGAATCTGCCGCAACTCTGCTGTATGAAAACAGACTGAATAATCCAATCGAAGACTACAGAACAGATTCTAGAGTCAATAGCAGATTCAGTGATCCACATGCTTCTTACTACATGTCGAATCCGATTTATGTTAAGAACCCTGCAACTTCACTCAAGCTTATCTTTGAAGCTCGCAGACCTGTGGAATGTGACATTAGAGCTCTATACAGTATCCTTAAGACGGATTCTAGCGAAGTAACTCCTGACTTTGAATTATTCCCTGGATATCTTAACCTCATAGATACAGACGGAGATGGTATCGGTGATCAAGTAATTGATCCTACACAAAATGATGGTAGATCCGATGCTTTTGTTCCTGCAGACGAAACTCAATACAGAGAGTATACATACTCTATAGATGATCTTCCTAGTTTTAATGGATTCCAAGTCAAACTGGTATTCAGCGGAACTAATCAAGCGAAGTATCCTGTAGTCAAGAACCTTAGAGTTATCGCTGTAGCATGAGTTTGATTCCCGTTGAAGGGCACTCTTATCTGTGGAGAGATTCTGAAACTGGAGCCATCGTCAATGGCGATGACTCCAATTATCAGGCATACATAAGACAAAGAGATGCTAAAAAATCTGAGAAGGAAGAAATCGAGTCTATGAAAAAAGACATCGATGAGATTAAGAATATGTTAAGTAAAATTATTGATAAACTATGAGTAGAAATCCCCATTCTGAATTTTTAAAATATCATGGATTTGTTCCAGAGGATAGTGGCGATATCCCACGCACTGAACTAGATTTGCTCAAAGCAGATGTTCTAGAAATCAAATTGACTATGCAGCAGGTATTACAGGAATTAAGGAAACTAAATACCTAATAGGATAATCCGTGATGTAAAGAATGGCAGTTTACATTGCTAATCTTCAAATTGACACTGGGGTTGATTTTCAACACGGTTTCAGTTTAGGGGACAACGACACAGGAAGTTTTTTAAACTTAAACAACTACACAGCAACTTCTCAGATGAGAAAGTGGGCAGGTAGTAGTACTGCCGTCTCCTTTGCATCTACCGTTACCGATCCCGAAAACGGTCAGATTCAGATCTCTCTGGGTTCTACTGAAACCGTTGATTTAAAACCAGGGCGTTATGTATATGATGTGAACCTCGAAGACGCTGGTGGCTATAAGTACAAGGTCGTTGAAGGAATGGTCCTAGTCAGAGCAGGAGTCACAAGGTAATGCCATCATTACGAATCGGCACATCAAATCAAGTCAAAGTTATTGCCAGTGGTGCCCTCGGTGGAGGTTCTGGTGGTAGATTAACTCTACTCGCGGATGTAGACGCGACAAACTTGGAGGACGGTGTTATTTTGGTTTATGAAGCGGCGACAAACACCTTCATCACAACTAAAAATTTCCCAGCCGCTATCATTGACGGAGGTGTCTTCTAATGTCCGCAACGATCCTCCTCAAAAGAACGCTTGGCACTTCTCCGCCGAACATTGCTCCTGTAGGTACTGGCGTATCCTTTGGTGAACTTGTTTACACTTACGATACCAGCGATGTAGGTGCTGGTAAGTCATACAAGAAGTTATACATTGGTAATCCATCTGGTCCTACTGCATCACCTATTCCGATTGGTGGTGAGTATTACACCAGTCTTTTCCCAGAAAATCCCGCCTCCTTCGGTACACCCGAAGCATCTAAAGTTGTCGTTCTTGATACTCAAGCAAGAGTTTCCAAGTGGACTGTCGTAGACGACTTTTATGTCGCAGGTGTTGGTACAGTTGCTGGTGACTTTTCTGTCGGTGGTAACCTCAATGTAACTGGTGACCTCGTTTATGACGAGGCAAATGCTAGAAATTGGAATATCACTGGTGTTGCAACTGCTGCTACATTAGAGGCAACAAACTTTACATTTACTAATGGTATTATTGAAGACCTGTTTGCAGTAACAGGTGTTGTGACCACATTGAGTGGCACAAGTGCTGACTACTATGAAGTAAATGTAGGACATGCTCTTACTGCTAACAATCTAGAGGTAACAGGTGTTGGTTCTTTCAGTAACCAAGTAACCTTTGCCAATGACATTATCAAGATTGGTCGTGACACTGCTGTAGGTCTTAGCAGTGCAGACGGATCCATCTTTATTGGTGACTATGCCGCTGCTGGCATGGGACAAACAGTCCTTAACCGTCGCAATATTGCGATTGGTGCCAGTGCAATGCAATATGCTGGTATTCTTTCCAGCTTTGATGAATTAGAATCTAATATTGCTATTGGTAACTTTGCAGGATTTAGACTGCAAGGTACTAAGAACCTGATGATCGGTGATAAGGTAGGTTTTGCCTTATCTTCTAGTGGTAACGACGAGAACATTGCTCTGGGCAACCAGGCAATGTACGGTGAGACTTTCCCCGTTGTTGATGCGGTAAGTCTGAGCATTAATGTTGGTGACCAAACTGCTGTTGCAGATTATGATCAGACTGAAGATGTAACAGAAACCAGTGGATCTGGTCAGGGTCTGTTAGTTAGACTTCAGACTGGTTCCACTGGTCTTGTCACAAATATTGAAATCATCTCTCCTGGTGATGGTTATGAGGTTGGTGATACATTCACCATGCCTTTCGGATTCCAGACCCTCACAGGTTCTGTAACAAGCAAGAACGGAACCTTCCTGAGTGGTGGTACGGGGTCCAGACAACAGCAAAGAAACATTGCTATCGGTCCTTACACTCTTTACAGAGTAGACGGTAGCAAGAACATTGCCATTGGTTATTCTGCTGGTAACGAAACTTATGGCAGTGGCAATGTTATTATCGGTTATCAAAGAAATGTTGCTATCGGAGATAGCGACAATCAACTTGTAATCGGTAACGAGAATATCAATTGGATCGACGGTAACCAACTTGGTTATGTCGGTATCGGCACCACACGACCCTTTGGGTTGCTCGATGTCGGTGGTGTAGTAATTGTTGATAAGGGCACTGGTAACACAGTAATCGCTGGCGTAACATCTGTTCCTCAAATCGATGCCAATGATATTGGTGTTGAGGACATCAAAGTCACTGCTGGTTTAGCAACTGACTTTGCGATCACTTACGCTAAGATTCAGTCTGGTATCATCACGGATACCGTCGGTACTGCTGCAACTATTACGAATGTAGATTTCGTAAATGCAGATATCGAAGCAGCGAAGATCACCGCTGGTATCATTACATCTCAAGTTGGCACATATGCCACAATTACTGTATTTGATACCGAGACTGCTGACCTCAGAGATGTCAAGATCTCTACTGGACTTGTAACCTCTCTTGTAGGTACATACGCAACCATCACAACCTTCGACTCTAACGAAGGTGATATCAATACAATCAAGGTTGTTGCTGGTGTTGTTACTTCCTTGTCTGGTTATGGCGTAACCTATAACACAGCAGACTTTGAGAATCTTGATGCTCTTGATGCCAAGATCACAACAGGTATTATCACCTCTCTGACAGGCACATATGCAACGATCAGAGATGCTAACTTCCAAAATGATGTTCGTGTTGGTGGTGCTCTTACCGTTGTTGGCGATCTGACGGTTAACGGTAATACCACTTTTGTTCAGAGTCAGGTTCTGCAAGTAACTGACAAGAACATTGAGATTGGTATTACCTCTGGTGTTCCTGCATCTAACGCTTCGGCTAACGATGGTGGTATCATTCTTAAGGGAACGACTGATAAGACCTTCCTGTATGACTTCCCAAGAGAAGCATGGGAAGTCAACCTCAAGTATATTCCCAATGTTGATGATTCTCTCGATCTCGGTACTACCGATCGTGAGTGGAGAGATATTTACATCGACGGTACTGCACACCTCGATGCTGCTGATATCCTTGATGCCAAAATCACTGCTGGTATTATCACCAGTCTGGTAGGCACCTATGCAACTATCACTACAGTTGACATTGAGACCTTAGATGCTCGTGATGTTAATATCACTGGTTTAGCAGTAACTGACATTGTTGGCACTGCCGCTACTATTACAACCATTGATGTAACCGAAGGTGATATTGTCAATGCCAAGATCACCGCAGGCATTATCACATCTCAGGTTGGCACCTATGCCACAATCACAACTGTTGATATCGAGACTCTCGATGCCCGCGATGTAAACATCACTGGTCTGGCAGTTACAGATATCGTCGGTACTGCCGCTACAATCACCACAATCGATGCCACCGAAGGTGACATTGTAAATGCTAAGATCACTGCTGGTGTTGTAACAAGTATCGTTGGTACTTACGCTACCATCACGGTATTTGACACTGAGACACTCGATGCTCGTAATGTCAATATTACTGGTTTAGCAGTTACTGATATCGTCGGCACTGCTGCAACAATCACCACGATTGATAATAATCTTGGTACGATTGATAATGTTGCTACATTAGATGCTCTTGACGCCAGAATTACTGCTGGTATCATCACATCTCAGGTTGGTACATACGCTACCATCACAACGGTCGATATTGAGACCTTAGATGCCCGCGATGTTAATATCACTGGACTCGCTGTTACAGATATTGTTGGCACTGCTGCCACGATCACTACAATCGATGTAACAGAGGGTGATATCCTCAACGCTAAGATTACTGCTGGTATCATCACTGATATTGTTGGTACTGCAGCAACGATCGTCACTATTGACGCAGATTATCTTGTTGGTGATACATCCTACATTAATGTTGGTTATGTAACCTCTCTGTATGACTCTACAGGCGTTGTTGGACTCAATACCCAACATATCCTCAGCACAGACCCTGGTGGCACGATCACCTGGCGTGAACCTGCTCAGATTGGTATTGCTACCATTAACGCCAGAACTGACACATGGTATGTCTCTCTGAATGGTGTTGACGATGGTGATGCCTCTCGCGGTAGAACCCCCGAGAGACCATACAGAACGATTAAGTATGCCCTGGCAGCAATGACAGGGGTTGGCGTCAATGAGATTCTGCAAATTGATGCTGGTGTTTATGAGGAAACCTTCCCACTGCTTATCCCTGCTGGTGTAACGGTCAAGGGTGCGGGTCTCCGTGCTACCAAGATTATGCCTACGATTGCCACAAGGCAAAAGGACGCATTCTTAATGAACGACAGAACGGTTGTCGAAGATGTCACCGTTGCTGGTCAGTACTTCGATACCGCTGGTAACCAAGGTTGGGCGTTCCGTTATGCTCCTGGCATCGCTATTACCGCCAGATCGCCTTATGTCCAGCGTGTAACCGTCTTCAACAAGGGTAGCAACATCACTGCTACCGATCCCTACGGATACGGTTCTGCGGACTCTCCGCCGTCTTCTTACATCTCTGGTGGTGGTGCCTATGTTGATGGTTCAGAACTCGCTCCTGGGTCCTTAGAGGCAGGTTTCCTGTTCAACGAATGTACCTTCATCGTTCCTGGCGGTAAGGGTCTTGAAATGACCAACGGTGCTCGTATCGAGTACCTGAACTGTTTCACCTACTTTGCTAGCGAAGCTGTTAAGGGTGTATCTGGATCTGTTGGTTTGTCCTCTGCTGGTGAAACCAGACTGAGAATGACTGGTATTACCACGCTGGGCGTTGGTGATACTATCACCTACTACGATACCGATGGAGTAACTGGTCTTGCTACCGCTGTTGTTGCTGACTACGATGGTACTTACATCGATGTAACTGGCAAGCAAACTGGTTTTGAGGTACTCATTGCTAGATCTGCTAAGGCAATCACCTTTAACGATAATGCTCAACTGAGCACAACTGTTAAGAAGTTTGGTACTGCTTCTCTCGCGCTTGATGGAACTAATGATTCTATTAGCGTTCCTTCTAGCGGAGATCTCGGATTCGGAACTAATACAGACTTTACGGTTGAATTCTTCGTCAACTCTTATCAGTCTGGTCTTTCTTCTGCAACTCTGATCGACTTCAGAGACAACGGAACAGACGCTGAAGGTATCAGTCTTGCCTTCCGTGCTGCTGGTGAAGTTGATATGCGTGTTGGCACAACAACCGCTATCGAAGGTTCTGGTGCTGGTATTGCTACTGGAACTTGGTATCATGTTGCCCTGGCAAGACAAGGTACAAATACAAGACTGTTTGTTGATGGTACACAAATTGGTACTAAGGCATCAGACACGACAGACTACGGTGCATCCAAGGGTCTGGTTATCGGTGCTGACTTTGATGGAACCAGCAACTCTCTGGTAGGTTATATCGATGAAGTCAGAGTTGAGTACGGAGTTGCTAAGTACACCGCAGGATTCACTGCTCCGACCGCCGAGTTGCTCGGTGATAAGGATACTTCCCTGTTACTGCACTTCAATGGTTCTGCTGGTATCCAAACTACAACTGATGATGTAATCAGATATCAAGATGTTCGCATCACTCAAGCGGGTGGTGGCATCGGAACTGCTACTAAGGTTATCCTTGCCGACTACAGCAAGTTCGGTGCCGACATGCGTTCGGTCGGATGTGCTGTTGAGTATGGTCAAAAGGGTGTCATTGCTGACGGTGATGGCGTAACCCTGAGACTCTTTGCTCTGAACTTCAACCATGTTGGTGCTGGTGGAGACTTCTCCAACGATCCTAACCTGGCAATTCAGGCAAACGAAGTTACTGAGGTTAACAACGGCGATGTTTCCTTTGTCAGCATCGACCATAAGGGTGACTTCAGAGTCGGTGATGCCTTCTATGTCGATCAGGAGTCTGGCACGGTTGCGTTCTCGCAGCAGGTAACCAGTCTGCAAGCACTGTCTTCTCTCCAGATCACTGATGGCGTAGACAGCAGCACGATCACTCCTACCAGCGGCACATTCGGTAACATCCAGATCTCTGGAAACAACATCGAATCCACCACTGGTGATATCAACATCGACCCTGCTGGTGCTGGTTCGATTAACATCACTGGCGATGTCAATGTCCTGGGTATCCTGACCGCTACGGTCATCCAGTTGGATGCCTTCCAGAAGGGCGACACCTCCATTGCTCTCGATGACTCTGGTTCTGACGGCACTATCCGCTTCAACACTGATGGTGTTGAGGGTATGCGTCTTGATCCTGGTCAGTTACTGGGTATCGCCACTGCATCTCCAAGAGCAAGACTCGATGTTCTCGGATCTACCCTGCTGGAAGATCTCAAGATCACTGGTGTTGCTACCTTCACATCCAACCTCACCGTTGGTGCAGGTCTGACCGTAACTGGTGACTCTGAGTTTGAAGCGAATCTCGCAGTCGAAGATCTCAAAGCAGTAACTGGTGTTGTAACATCTCTGGTTGGTACATATTCAACCATCACCACGGTTGATATTGAGACCCTAGATGCCCGTGATGTCAATATCACTGGTCTGGCAGTAACGGATACCGTTGGTACTGCTGCTACCATCACAACAATTGATACAGAGGCACTCGATGCCTTTGATGCCAAGATTACTGGTGTTGCAGTAACCAACGCAGTATTTACTGGAATCACTAGCTTCAAAGATGGAGTCAAGGCAAACTTTGGTAATGATAATGACCTGCAAATCTACCACGATGGCAACAACTCTTACATCGATGATGCTGGTACAGGAACCCTTGCAATCCGTTCTAATCAGGTAGAACTTCAGAAGTACACTGGCGAGACTCTCGCTAACTTCACTGCTGATGGCAAAGTTCAACTGAATTATGATAATGGTAGGAGATTTGAGACAACGGCAATTGGTGCTAGCGTCTCTGGCGAACTGCAAACTGGTAAGTTAGATGTTGCTAGCGACACTGTAATTGGTCTCGGACTGACAGTCGTTGGTATTGCTACCTTCAACACCGATGTTTACATCGCTGGTAATCTGAACATCATCGGTGATGTTGTTTATGATGAGGTTAACGGTCGTAACCTGTTCATCTCTGGTGTAACAACCACCAATAACCTGAAAGTAACTGGCGTATCTACGATCGCTAACATTACAATCGGTGCTGGTTCTTCTTCCACCAAAATAAATACTCTTAGCGGTGAACTCGTTCTTGATTCTGCTGCTGGTCAGGTAACTGTCCAAGATGATCTGAGCGTAATCGGTTACGGTACATTCCGTGATGGAATCTACTACAGATCTGATCAAGGTGGAATCACTGGTCTTGGATATAGCGGACCTAACGGTGTTGCTTACTTTGAAAACGATGGAAGACTGGTTAGCGGTCTCAGCACAGTTGGATTCCTGACTACCTCAAACTACATCCTGACAACTGACGAAAACAACATTCCAATCTGGTCTGACAGCATCGACGGGGGTACATTCTGATGGCAAAGCCAACCACAAGACAGGGACTCAAGGACTATGCTCTCAGGCAACTTGGGTATCCTGTCTTGGAGATTAATGTAGCGGACGAACAAGTAGACGATGCTTTAGACGACGCTCTTCAACTTTTTCAAGAGCGTCATTTTGATGGTGTAGAAAGACTTTATCTAAAGTACAAAGTTACTGAAGATGACATCAAAAGAGGCAGAGCAAGAGGTAATGAAGAGTCTCTTGGTATTACTACATCTACTACATCATCTGGAGACTTTGAAGAGAACTCAAACTTCTTAGTTGTACCTGATTCGATTATTGGAATTGAAAGAGTCTTTATCTTTGACTCTAGTCATGTCTCTAACAATATGTTCAGTTACAAGTATCAGATGTTCTTGAACGATATTGCATTTAACTTGGGATATGATGGACTCTTGAGTTATGCAATGACAAAAACATATATTGAAGATATTGATTTCCTACTTTCTACTAATAAGCAGATCAGATATAACAAGAGAAATAATAGACTGTATTTGGATATTGATTGGGGATCAACCAAAAAAGACACCTACATAATTATTGACTGTCAAAGAATCATGGATCCAGCAAACTATGCTGGAGTCTACAACGATTCTTTCTTGAAAAAGTACTTCACTTCTTTAGTTAAGAAGCAGTGGGGTCAGAACTTAATCAAGTTCCAAGGAGTCAAACTCCCTGGAGGCGTAGAACTCAACGGTAGACAAATTTATGAAGATGCTGTGATGGAATTACAGCGCATTGAAGACAGAATGATGTCAACATACGAAACTCCTCCTCTTGATCTTATTGGGTAATGGCTTTAAATCCTTTCTTTCTCCAAGGATCTCCGAATGAGCAGAATCTCATTCAGCAGCTTATTGACGAGCACCTAAGAATGTTCGGTGTGGATGTATATTACATCCCAAGAAAATTAATTGTTACTGACGATGTGCTTGGAGAAGTACAATCGTCTAAGTTTACAGATGCATATATTTTAGAAGCATATCTGAACAACTACGAAGGATATGCAAAAGGTAGTGATATCATGAGCAAGTTTGGCATCAACTTGCAAAATGAAATTACACTGACTGTTTCTAGAGAAAGATACGAAGACTTCATTGCTCCGTTTGTGGTATCTCATGATGCCAGAAATGCTGGAACTGACATCCTCTTTGGCGAGAGACCGAAAGAAGGAGATCTAATCTATTTTCCACTAGGAGAAAGATTATTTGAAATCAAGCATGTAGAACACGAAAATCCGTTCTATCAACTTGGAAAGAATTATATTTACGAATTACAGTGCGAACTCTTCCGCTACGAAGACGAGTATGTCGATACAAATGTAGACTTTATCGACGAAAGAATTACAACAGAGGGAGAAGTCACTACAGTTGTCCTTGCTGGCATTGGATCTACTGCTCTAGCAGTTGTTGACTCCTTTGCTAGCCAAGGTGCCTTACAACAAATTTTCCTTAATGACGATGGATATGGTTTTACTTCCGCACCCGCTGTCACTATCTCCCCGTCTCCTGCTGGTGTTACTTCATCCCTTGCCGCCGCCGTTGCATTCACCACGGAAACATCAGGTCTCTATTCTATTGATCAAGTCGTACTAACGAATCCTGGATTTGCATACACCTTACCACCAGCAATTAGTTTTGGTGGTCCTGGTGCTGGTGCTGCAGCAACAGCTTCTTTGACAAATAGTGGTATTACATCCATTCGTATTACTGACCTTGGAACAAACTATGTTTCTCCTCCGATTATCACAATTCAGCATCCTGCCGATGTTGGCATTGGCACAACTGGTGCTGTAGTTGGAGTAAAAGCAGGTCAAGTACAAGCTACTGCTGTTGCAACTCTAAGTGGAGATAGACTTAACAGAATCTATATTACTAATGCTGGTGCTGGGTATGAAGCCACACCGACTATCACCATTGGAAGTCCTCTTTCTCTTGGTGTGGGTACATATTTCTTCAACGAAAGAGTCGTTGGATCTCTCTCGGGAACTGAAGGATATGTCAAGATATTCAATGAGGATCAGAGAAAGTTAGAAATTGCAATAAATAATGGAGTATTCACTCCTGGCGAATTCATTACTGGAACTGCATCTTCTGCCAGATACCAAGTATTGTCACACACTGGAATTGATACAGCAAGTCCATATACTCTTAATGACGAAATAGAGACTGCCGCTGACGACATTCTTGATTTCACAGAGAGAAATCCATTCGGTAACTTCTGATGTTAGGTACATACTTTTATCACGAAATTCTTCGCAAAACAGTTGTTGCTTTTGGTACTCTGTTTAACGATGTTCATATTCAGAAAGAAAACAAATCTGGTGCTACAATTAGTGATCTCAAAGTTCCCCTAGCATATGGTCCGAGATCTAAGTTTCTTGCAAAGTTAGAGCAGCAACAAGATCTCAATAAACCAACTGCCATCTCTCTCCCGAGAATGTCTTTCGAGATGAGTTCTTTATCCTATGACGGGTCTAGAAAAACCTCGATCACAAAAACATTCAAAGCAGTTGATGGTGGAGGAAATGTAAAGAAAGTATTTCTTCCCGTTCCTTACAATGTTGGATTTCAACTCAACATCATGACAAAATTGAATGATGATGCTCTGCAGATCGTTGAGCAGATTCTTCCATTCTTCCAACCATCTTTCAATATTACCATTGACTTGATCGATAGTATTGGAGAAAAGAGAGACATTCCTATTGTTTTGGAAAATATTTCATTTACTGATGAGTATGAAGGAGACTTTTCTACAAGAAGAGTTCTAACATATACACTCAATTTTGTAGCAAAGACTTATCTGTTTGGTCCTATTGCAGAAAGCACCGACGGTCTCATCCGTAAGGTCCAAGTCGATTACTATGCAGATACTGATATCCAGACTGCTAAGAGAGAAGTCAGATACACTGCTGTACCTGATCCAATCGATGCAGAACCTGGAGATGATTTTGGATTCTCCGAAACCTTCACTGACTTTAGTGATGGCAAGGTTTATAGTCCCACTAGACGGGAGGATGTATGAAGAATGATTTCGACAAAATAGACGAAGCGTTGAACACTACAAGTGAAATTGTAGATGTAACTCCTGTTAAAAAAGAAAAAGAAAAACCAGATCGTCTAACAAAAGATGATGTAGAGAAGGACTATGAATACACCAGGGCAAATCTATACTCTTTGATTGAAAAGGGTCAAGAAGCTTTGAACGGTATTATGGAGTTGGCAGAGGAATCTCAATCACCTAGAGCATATGAAGTTGCTGGTCAATTGCTTAAGAGTGTTGCTGATACAACAGATAAGTTTTTGAAACTTCAAAAAGATTTGAAAGATATCAACGAGGAAAGTAAAGGTCCAACAAATGTAACTAATAATGCAATGTTCGTTGGCAGTACAGCAGAGTTGCAGAAAATGCTTAAACAGATGTCTAAAAATAAATAGAAGAGCCTTACTCTCTACACATGCTCAATAAACCAAAAGCACAAGTAGAAGAGAAAGACGACCAGCATGAAGATAAAAGTGAAGTCCTTGGTAATTTAGTGAAAGTAGTTGTACTTATTTGGTCTGCTTCTCTCCTCACATTCTCATATGTTCGACTTCCTGATGGTAAGAAGATCCTAGATTTTGACCCAACTTTTATCGCATCTGTATTTTCTGGATCGCTAGCTGCCTTCGGACTTTCTCCCGCTAAGAGTGGTGGTGGTGGCGGTAAAGTGGTAGCAAAGAAAGAACCAGAAGTTGTCTCTGCAATTGAACCCAAGAAAGAAAGTCAAGATAAATAATACTAAATGGTTTAGTCGATTATAGAAATGTCGTTCTCTTATTCTGAAATATCGGACTTTTTGTCGGAAGCAAAGAAGAAGAAACCATTAACCACTGGAGACTGCGATGCTCCAGCGGTTGATGACTCTGATGTGAAAATTACTGAAGAAAAGAAAAAAGGTCTTTGGGATAATATTCATGCCAAGCGTAAGCGTGGTGAGAAACCCGCTAAACCTGGAGATGAGGATTATCCCAAGACTCTTGATATCGACGAAGCTGCTCCAATGGTTGCAGCTATTGGTCGCCAATTGCTTGCTAAAGCAGCAGTTGATAAAATCAAAAAGATGAAGGAAAAGAAAGAAAAGGAAGAAGAAAAAGAGGAAGAAGAAGTTTCTGAAAGTGCTGCCTGGACTCGCAAAGAAGGTAAGAACAAAAAAGGTGGTCTGAACGAAAAGGGACGCAAGTCCTATGAGGCAGAGAATCCTGGTAGCGATCTCAAAGCACCTTCCAAAGAAAAAGGTAATAAGCGTCGCGCATCATTCTGTGCAAGGATGAAAGGCATGAAAAAGAAACTTACTTCTGCCAAAACTGCTAGCGATCCTGATAGCAGAATCAACAAATCTCTTAGAGCGTGGGACTGCTGATATGAAATCCTTTCAACAATTTTTGTCTGAGGGCAAAATCACTATTACTATTGATACTGATGATATCGATACTCCCCAAAATGAGGCGTTTGGTGCTGATGTAGTTTGGGAAGGTAAACTCTATCGTATGGACTTGTCCACAACTAGAGAAACTATTCCTACAGAAAAGGAATTGACTGAGCAATTGCAGGACGAATATCCTGGAGCAATGGTTCAGAAAGTATATAAACTACAAAAAGAAGAATCCGACATTAAAGTAATTACTAGAAAAAGGTACAACCCAGCAATGCTTTCGTGGGTTGAAGATTAATTATGGCACAGTGGAATAAGAATACACAAGATTATCTAAACCAGGAAAGAACACTACATGAAGTTATCATGTGTGCCGACAGATACGGCAACATTGGAAACTGTGGTGTTGCTGGTACTGGGGCTGTAGCGGGAGATGCTTTTGGGAGGATGAGAATATCTCAACCTCTTACTCTATTTGATAGTTCTCACAGGTACAGAGACAATAATCTTTGGGATAGTTTGATTGTAGGAACTGGTTCTACAGTTGGATTTGTAACTGCTCAAGGATTAGTCAATATTGGTATTGGAACTACTGCTGGTTGTTCTGCAATTAGAGAGACTACAAAGACATTTTCATATCAACCAGGCAAATCCTTACTTACTTTAAATACATTTGTCCCAGAGCCCCCAAAAGAAAATCTAAGACAAAGAATTGGATATTTTGGTGCTGATAATGGAATGTATTTTGAGATTGATGGAACAACAGCATATTTTGTTGAGAGAAGTTTATCTACTGGTACTGAAACAAGAGTAGCACAAGAAAATTGGAATGTTGATAAGTTAGATGGTACTGGACCTTCTGGAATTACTTTAGATAAATCCAAAGCACAAATTCTTTGGATGGATATTGAGTGGTTAGGACTTGGTACAGTCAGAATAGGATTTGTAATTAATGGAGTAATGATTCATTGCCATTCATTCCACCACTCAAACTTAATTGAATCAACTTATATTACAACAGCATCACTTCCTTTGAGATATGAGATTGCCAATACAGGTATTACCACAAGTAGCAGCACTCTCAAACAAGTTTGTTCTACTGTAATTTCTGAAGGTGGTTATGAGTTGCGTGGATTACAACAAGCTGTAGGAACAGCAATTACATCACCATATGTTCTTGATGTTGCTGGAACTTTTTATCCAATAGTTAGTGTAAGATTAAAATCATCTCCAGATCGTT